TATCAGGGCATGGGCGGCCGTGGGCTTCGTGCGATCTCTTTGGCTTGGCTGGACGAAGAACACCCCCAAGACATCTTTGAGGAGCTTATGCTTCGCTGTGCCGATACACCTTACGGCGGGCGGTTACTGTTGACCATGACACCACTTAAGGGGATGACTTGGGTTCATGACACCTTCATTGAAACCCAGATCGAGGGCTTCGACTATGTCCAGATCAGCGGGCTCGACAATCCGTTTGTGTCTTCTGTGAAGCTCAGACAGGCCACAAAGCACCTATCAGAAGCCAGCCAACAAAGCCGCCTCTTTGGGGCGTTTACGCTTCAGACTGGCCTTGTTTATTCAGAGTTTAGAAAAGATATCCATGTGGTGGAGCCTAGAACACTCCCCGAGGATTGGCCACGGTATCGAGGGATCGACTTTGGAACCCGTAACCCCTTCGCCTGTATATGGGTAGCCCATGATCTGAATACGGATACACTCCATGTTTATCGGGAATACTACAAGACAGAAATGACCACTCAGCAAAACGGAAACATGGTTTACGCACTGTCAAAGAAGGATCCCCGTGTAGCTTGGACCAGTGCCGACCCTGAGAGCCGAGACGGGCGCTTGACGCTTGCGAGATATTGCGACATCCCCACAAAGCCAGCCCCAAAGCATCTAGGCGTCATAGAAGGCATCCAGTATGTGAAGAAATATCTAACCGTGGATGTCGAAGGCTATCCGGCCATGTATATTCACAGCAATTGTCGACAGCTGATCAAAGAGATCAGGGCTTACAGATGGAAAGCGGATCAAAAAAAGGATGTCCCTGTTAAGGCAAACGATCACGGGCTAGACGCTCTCAGATACATTTGCATGACCCTTAGCCGGATCCAAGGCAGATAAAATGATCGAACTTCACAATGATCCGATCTCGCTGGTTCTAAACTGTCAGCCGATGGCATGCCCTCGTCCGAGGGTATCCGGCCGCTTTGCATACATGCCAAGCTCATATATCAAATGGAAGAAGGATCAGAAGGTCAAGATCCAGAGACAGACAGACATGCGCAATATCGCCGATCCTGTGTTCTTAGTGCTCACCTTTGTGTATATGCGCCCCAAGGCTCTAAGCCGCCAAAAAGACCCCAGAGAGCGCATTTATAAGCATAATAGACCAGATATAGATAACTTAAGCAAATCAGTCATGGATCTTCTTCAGGATTGCAAGGTGATCAAAGATGATAGTCAGGTGGTAGGGATCACGGCGTCAAAATGGTACGGTGCACTCTCGCCTGATAAAATATATGAACAAAGCCAGATAAAAATTGATATATACCCTTTGAAGAGGTGATCATGTCAGACACAACAAACAGCGGCTTATGGTTTCGGATCGTGAACTGGTTCACAGTGCCAGAACAGAAGCAATTGGCCGACATCCAGAGCAAACCACGAGAGCTTGACCACGGCGCCACCTATGCGCAGCCGTACGGCGTACGGCCCACATATAATCCTGAAGAGGCTATGTCAGCCTATGCGGGGCACGGCTACACATACGCCGCAGTTTCACGGGCTTCTCAGGATCTCGCAGCTCTTCCGCTTCGACTTCTCAAAGGCAAGGATCGCACCCTAATCGAAGATCACCCCGTGATCGATCTGCTCAATCAGCCCTCATCGAATGTGGACGGTTTTCTTTTCCGTGAGCAGCTGTGCACGGATCTGATCTTGACGGGGAATTGTTTTATTCTTCTCCTTGGTCAAACAGATAAGCCCTCTTCGATCGTTAGACTACACCCTGAAAATGTGCGCATCTCGACAAACCAAACAGGGATCGAGGCGTATCTATACAACAGCGGCGGCAAGATGATCGCATATACACCGGATCGGATTGTTCATGGTCGTTTGGCCAGCTGGAAGAGTGGCCCCGAGGAGTTACTCGGCACCGGTGCAATTGAACCCCTAAGCCGTGAGCTCACCGCAGACATCAACAGCCAAAACCTCGTGAGTGATGCCAGTGCAAAGGCACGGCCCGATCTCTTGATCTCACCAAAAGATCCCGCCGATATTTGGGGGCCTGAGATCCGCCGAGAGATCGCCCAAGAATACAAGAAGCTATCCGCCGGCGGTGGTGCGATGGTCTTGTCAGGCTTGGCAGAAGTGGAACCCCTGCAATTGTCACCTCGTGAAATGGAATATGTGGAAGCTCGCAGAATGGCCCGTGAAAGCATCTCAGCCGTGACAGGTGTTCCGCCTTCAGTGCTTGGACTACCGGCCGCCAATTTCGCAACCTCACGCCAACAGGCCAAGAACTATTGGACTGTACAGGTGAAGCGAGGGAAGCGGTTAGCGATCTTATTCTCAGCCATTGCGCAGAAGTGGGAAGACGATCTGATCTTTGAACATGATTATTCAGGTGTCGAGGCACTACAGGAAACCAGAACGGAACAGCTCAACCGTGTATCCATGCACATCTTGAACGGAGTTTCACCCCGTGCGGCGTACAAATACGAAGGGCTCGAATTTCCAGAAGACATCGAAGAGCCGATCGCAGATTATGAAGACGAAACCGCAGAAGACGCCCGATCCTATCTGGCCAAGATCTACAGCATCGAAACTCGCCAAGATCTAAGCACCTACGAAAACCGGCGGGAAGCCTTCGACAGCTTGAACGAAAGCACCCAAAAAGCATTAAAAAAAAAGGCTGAAGATCATGAGGAAGCCGTAGGAGACGACCCAAGAAAGCAGACGGATGAGTATATCCTAGCTGTTTCATATCTCAGGGGGATCGGTGCCTATGAAAGCAACCCCTCAAGCGTGCGGCCCACGGTTTCAAGCGCTGAACAATGGGCCATGGGGCGAGTCAATGGCTTGCTTTATGCCCTGCGCTATTTGCGGTTTAGGCGCAAGCCATACGACACCGATCTCCTACCTGAAGAGCACCCCCTAAGCACACGGGGAGAGGACGAAGAGAAGCGGCATTTATTGTTTGGCTATGAGAGCCTAGACAAAGCGCCAAAGGATACCGATTGGGGTTTCACGAAGCGGGAAGCCGACGCTCTTCTCGGAGAGGATGACTTTGATCGATATGCGGATGCGTTCTTGTTTGTCTACCGTGGACGAGAAGCGGATCCCCGTGGATATCGTCTACCGATCGCCAAGATGATCGACGGCAAACCACAGATCGTTTTTCGTGGGGTTATTGCGGCGGGGTCTGCGCTGCGCAAGGAAGCCAAATTTGGGACGGGTTACTATAATCTCGATGGAATATCCGATCGAGACATAAAACGCCTATATGGGCTAATAGAGGGCCTTTATGCTGAGTTCGATGAAGAAGCGCCAGCTCTGGAAAAAATGCGGGCCGTCGGAGATGTCGATCCGACCAATTTCCCAGCTGATGGCGATGATGAAAATGTAAATCTTAGCAACAGCGGATATCAGGTTTTTGATTGGGAGTATGCGGAAGACCTCAAAGAGAATTGGCCCGAGATCTGGAGAGCAGGGGGAAACATTGAAGGGAACAATCAATATCGGCGCCTGTTGCCTATCGTTCGACGCCGCAGTAAAGCGCCAACGACAGAAACGGAAGAGATGGCAATACGAAAGCGGGAAGCATGGTCAGCAAGGCATTTCCAAGATGGATCGCAGTTTGACAGCGAAGATCCGCCTTCTCCGAATTTATCGACGATTGCGGGCATCGTTGCCCAGATAAAATGGTTCACAGTTGGCGAGCTTGGCGAGAGCCGGATGAAAGAGATCATTAATGAAGTGAAGGCCAAACAGACTAGAGAACGCAGCCGATCCGATCTTTGGCGGATGTGGATCCGGTCATACCATGAGCCCGCAGAGCGTGACCTTCAGAGGGCCGCAAACGCCTATTTAAAGGGCGCTTCGAAGAGATACGCAGAAAGGGCGGAAGAGTATGTAACCCCAAGCAAAATCAAAGGCATCATCGATTATTCGTCTCTCATGGATACCGCCCAAGAAGAGGCCTTAGTGGCTCAGATTATCGGCTCACGGTGGAAGCGGTGGTTTTTTGTGAGTGGTCATGACACCTTAAAAGAGATCCTGCGCTTGTCAGGTCTACCCGTTGACGAAATGCCGCTTTCTGATGACTTGGCAAACCAGTACATAAACACCATGTCACGCCAGATCGTGAGAACGCAAGAGAACGCCGTCACCCGAATAATTGAGGACGGTCTGATCGGTGGTTCTTCAGTGCCTGACATCGCCCGTAATATTCAAGCGGCTACCGGTTTCAGCTTTGCCCGTGCACGGATGATCGCCAGAACAGAAAGCACACGGGCCGCCTCAGTGGGTAACCAACAGGCCTATTCTCAAGCCATGGCAGAGGGGATCGATGTTCGGAAACAGTGGCTCTCAGCTCGTGACGATAAAGTCAGAGACACGCATGCGGATCTCGATGGTCA